TAGCCGTTGGCGTGCTTGCATATGGGCAGCTATACACCGCGTGTATATACAGATGCCCATATCCATCCTTCTGGTATCACTACCCATATGTTATAAGGGTGGAATATAATAGTGGATGCCCGCGTTTCGCCGACGTGGGTAGAGATGCCAAATGATAGACCCCGCAACCGCAATCATGGCCGCTGGCGCTGCGTTTAACGCAATCAAGAAGGGCTGCCAGATCGGGCGGGATCTGGAAGGCATGGCTGGCGATCTGGGGCGCTGGTCTAAGGCGATCAGCGACTTCGACTTTGCCGCCAAGCGCGTAGAAAACCCAAAATGGTATCAGAGCTTCGGCAGTGTAGAGCAGCAGGCGATGGATCTGTTTGTCCAGAAGAAGCAGCGCGAGAATATGCGCGACGAGCTGCGCAAGATGATCAGCGAAACGCTTGGCCCGTCTGCTTGGCAGGAGCTGATCCGCATGGAAAACGAAATACGGCAAAAGCAGAAGGACGCGATGTACAAGCGGATCGAGCGCAAGGAGACGATCATCGCGTGGGCGGCTGGCCTACTCCTGTTCCTGATCTGCGTGGGCGCGCTGTTTGGGTTTGTCTGGATCGCGGTGAAGCGCTGATGGCAGACGGCGTGTCAGGCATAGGATCGGCACCGTTTAACGTAGGCAGCGACATACACCAGCAAACGCAGACGCGTGAGCGCATAGAAGCGCATCTGGTGGAGCAGAGGGTAGCCAAAGAGCATAGGGCCAACCACGCGCATCTGGAGGCGCTCAGGGAGCAGAAATTGGACTTAGGCAAGGGGTATGATAAGTTCGGCACCAAGACCAATGCTGACAGGCCGCAAGGCACAAACATCAACATAGAGGTTTGAATATGGAAAAGATACTTGCTTGGAAGATCATGCCGCGTCTGATGATGCTGGTGATGACTGTGATGTATATACGCTGCATCGAGTGGGCGTTAAGTCAACCCGATTTATCAACGCAACAAGCTGGCCTAATATCAGTTGTCACAGGAGCCATGAGCGGAGCTTTTGCCATATGGCTGGGGTCTGAGAAATGATTGGTCAGATAGTAGGCGCATTAGGCGGGCTGGCGACAAGCTACCTCGACGGCAAGACGGCAATCCAGAAAGCTAATGCTGAGATCAAGCTAAAGCAGGCAACCGGAGAGATGGATTGGGAGCAGTCAGCCATCGAGGCCAGCAAAGACAGTTGGAAGGATGAGCTGTGGACAATTGTTTTCGTGGCAATATTGTGCGCCAATTTTATACCGAGTTGGCAGGACGCGATGCGCGTTGGCTTTGATAATTTATCTAACTGTCCAATGTGGGTACAATGGGGAATGTATGCTTCCATCGCCGCCAGCTTCGGCATCCGCACAATGAAAGGCTTGAAGAAATGAGCGTCGCACTGAAGCTATTGCAGGAAAAGGTTGGCGTTGAGCCAGATGGCGCATACGGGCCAAATACGGCGCGTGCAATCACCAAGCACTACGGACTGTCTCGCGTTAAGGCTGCGCATCTTCTGGGGCAGGCGGGCCACGAGAGCGGCGGGTTTAAGCTGACACGCGAAAACCTAAACTATTCGGTGGAGGCCATGATGCGCGTCTGGCCGTCACGCTTCCCCGACGAGGATAGTGCCAAGCCATATGCCCGCAACGGCGCTAAGCTTGCTGGCAAAGTGTATGTCGGGCGCATGGGCAATGAGACGCCAGAAGACGCCGCCAACTTTATCGGACGCGGGTTCCTCCAGCTCACCGGCAAGAACAACTACAAGGCGTTTGCACATGACATGCGCTTGCCGGAAGTGCTGACAGACCCGTCGCTGGTCGAGGAAGACTACGCCTTCGAGACGGCAATGTGGTTCTTCGACAAGAATGGCCTGTGGAAGATCGCCGGTGAAGGCGTGAACGACGACGCCATCGCCAAAATCACCAAGCGGGTGAACGGCGGGCATCATGGGTTGAAGGATAGAGCGGATCGCACGCGGCAGGCGTGGGATTGGCTGAGATAGCAGACGTGGACGACTGGCGCGTAAAGTAGTATAGTCGTGTAAGCATTGAGGATTTTGATATGACGATTAGCATAACCAAACCTACCGTGGGCGGCAGCGAGAATACTTGGGGAGCCACGGTCAACACGGCGCTTGATGACGTCGTTGATGTTCTGAACGGTAATACCGCAAGCACACCTGACTTGACTGCTGGATCTTGGAAAGTCGGCGGCACGGCTATTACGGCTGATGCGGCAGAGATAAACAAGCTGGACGGCGTTACAGCCACAACGGAAGAGATAAACAAGTTAGACGGCGTGACTGCCACTACAGCAGAGTTGAACCATACTGACGGTGTGACCAGCAACATCCAGACGCAGTTGAACGCCAAGGCGTCTACATCAACAAGTATTTCTGCTGGCGGCGGTTTAACTGGTGGTGGATCTTTAGCGTCCAACCGCACCATCAGCCATTCAGACACATCAAGCCAAGGCAGCGTGAACAACAGCGGCACGACGGTTGTCCAAGACATCAGCCTTGACACATATGGTCACGTTACGTCTATCGGCAGCAAAACAATTAATATTCCGACATATGCATTATATATCGGTTCAGCGGCGAATAGCAGCGCGGCGGCATTATCTACTGGTTACGGATCATCACTGTCAGTAAACAGCGGAGACATATTGCTTGTAGACGCTAAGGTGGCAAGCGGTAGCGCTTATTACACTATAAGCGTTGGCGGCAGCCAAGTAGTTGGCAACAGTAGCACATCAAACATTAAGCAAAAGTTCACCGCTCCTACCACTGGCACGCTGTCAATTAGCCAAAATGGTTCCAGCGCATCATCTGTGAGAGTTTTTGTTGATGTTTGGCGGCAATAAAAGGTACTAAAATGACCCTCGTACCCCTCGACATCCCCGCAGGCTTCTACAGAAACGGTACTGACCTTGAGCAGTCTGGCCGCTGGCGTGACGGAAGCTTGGTCAGGTGGCGCGATAACAGCCTCAGACCTATTGGCGGCTGGCAAGAACGCAAGGCATCGTTCAGCACCAACCCTGTGCGAGGAATGCACACATGGGAGTCAAACACCGGCACGGCTTATTTGGCTGGCGGTTCATATAACGAGCTGAAAGCCATGACGGGCAACGGCACGACATATGACATCGCCCCGACAGACTTAACGGCTGGCCGTGAAGACGCGGAGGTTGAGACGGGATACGGCTACGGCTTCTATGGCGATGGTTTCTATGGAACGCCAATCCAGCAAAACGAAAACGCTGTGCCAGAGGAGGCCACCACTTGGTCAATCGACAACTTTGGTGAATACCTCGTGGCCTGCTCAAAGGACGACGGACGCCTGCTTGAGTGGCAGCTAAACCCAGCCGTGAAGGCGGCTGTAATTGCAAACGCCCCGACGAGCAATCTGGGCTTGCTGGTCACAGAAGAACGCTTTATCTTCGCGCTGGGCGCGGGCGGCAACCCGCGTACAGTGTCATGGTGTGACCAAGAAAATAACACGCTATGGACACCCGCGTCCACGAACCAAGCCGGATCGCAGATACTGCAGACGTCTGGCCAAATCATGCAGGCGATCCGCACCAAGGGGCAGACGCTAATCATAACAGACACCGACTGTCACGCGGCTGTATACGCAGGCCCGCCGTTTATCTACTCGTTTTCACGCGTCGGCACATCATGCGGGGCCATATCGCGCAAGTCTGCCGTGGATACGGATCTGGGCGTGTTTTACATGGGCCAGCGTGGGTTCTTCTATTTCGACGGCAACAGCGTGCGCGAACTGCCATGCGACGTGCATGACTACGTCTTCGGCGACTTTAACCAAGCGCAGCAATCTAAGGTGTGGGGCCTTGCCAACGGCCAATTCGGGGAGGTGTGGTGGTTTTACTGTTCGGAGAACAGCACCGAGATCGACAGATATGTGGCTTACGACTACACCGAGCGCCACTGGCTGATCGGCAACTTGGCGCGCACGTCAGGCACGGAGCGCGGTGTTTTCCGCTATCCATTTATGGCGGGTCACAATGCCGACAGCGACATCTATGACCACG